AGTCCTGTCTCAGGTCGTAATTGACCGCCACGCCTTCGGTCGCTGTAGGGCTTGGCGTGTCAATCCAGATCGCCTGATCGTCTCCTGCGGTTTTGTCGCCGGCACGGTATTCGGTGTCGACCGTGCCGTCCGCGTTAATCAGCGCCGGAACGGTCGGTCCGGCTATTGCTGAAAACGAAAAAAGGCCGGCCCCCCATAAGAGGGCCAGCCTGCCTTGCTTTTTCCAATCGAATCGCATAGCGATTAGTCGGAATCGATCGTTGCTTGACCAGCGAAGTTGGATACGTCGATATTGGTGCCATTATTCGTCAGAACGACGCCAATGCCAGATACCGCGTTACCAACAGCGATAATCACATCGCCTACTTTCAACTTGTCAATGTCGAGCAGAAAGTAATCTGCCCCGTCGATCGTAGCCAGCGCATCGCCGTCCACGTACATCCAAAGCGAGTTTCCAGAGCCTTGGGGGCCGATTCGACGAACCGGGTTACTGAGTTCATATGCCATTTTGATTTCCTCAAAAAATTTGAAAAACGAGAAGTAAAAAGTCGGACGACGGTTTTACCCGCCGCCCGAAAAATTAAGCCTCGTAGCTCTGTACTTCAACCACGCCGAGCGGATCGATAACCGTCGAGCCGGCTTTAACAACCGCCTGCGACAGGAACGACAGCCGTTCGCCAACCCAGTCAACGTACGTCTTCGGCTCGATGCCGACTGCCAGGCCGACCGCAGACTTGTCGAATGCGAAGCAGAGACGAATGTTGCTGGAGCCAGTCGGCAGGCCGCCTTCCGAACGATCCTCGATCACCATCCACTTGAAGCCGAACGCCACTTTCTCGTCCAGGTTCGCGTCGACCAGTGCGCGGAACGTCTGATAGTCAGCCGACGTAACCGTGGTCTCCGACAGCGCGCCTTCCAGACCGGCAGCGTTCACCAGAATGGTATGCTCGCCACCATTGGCCTGCTGCGCCATCAGGTAACGCTTGGCGCGAAGCAGCTTGGTTGCGTTGATCAGACTGTCCGTACCGCCAAGGTCTTCGTCAACCGTACCAGCAATGCCGGAGGCTGCGTCGAGCGCGTCGATAATGAGCTGGTCTTCGGCACGGCCAATGGCCTTACCGTTTGCTTTCGCCAGTTCAGCACGTTCGTCAACCGTGGTTTCCGCCTGGTCGAACAGATCGGTGTAGTCACCGACCCTCCAGTTGGTCAGGGTAGCCGGCTTCTTAGCATGGCTGTAGTCCTGCGGAGTGATCAGTTCAGACGACGTGTGCTGCGTGGCAAGACCTGCTCCCATCGTACGGAAGTCGTAGGTCTGACCGGTAACACCCGATTTCACGCGAACGCGATTACGGATGTAAGCAGCGCCTTGATACGCCTGTTTTACCTCGTTGTCATACGAGATGATTGCGGCATTGGTATTCGTACTGAATACACCGCCGAGATTGATAGACATAGTAATGTCTCCTGTAATTTACGGATTAAATTTAACCAATGTTGCCTTTCACAACATGAGCTAGATCGTGGTCCCGTATTACCGGCACTATCAAGCTTCGAATCGTCTCGTGACTCTTCCGATCAGTTCCGTACCGGCTGCAAAGCAGGTCCCGATACTTCTCTGATAAAACTGTTCATTAACTTAGCCTGCCCGTAAGCAGGCCAAGGTGATGAACAACTAGGCAGCTTTCTGTGCTGCCGCGTACTCCATCCACCGCTTTTCAATGTCCATCCGGTACTTCGGATCGATATCGTAAAGCCGTTCGCCTTTATCGTTCTTCTTGTTCTGAGCTGCAAGAATCGCCTCTCTGCCGGTATCAACCGCGGAAGTTACATCCTCGCCCGGTTTCGGCATAGCCACTTGCCGTGTCTTGGCGATCACAGCTTCGAACGCCTTGAACACTTCAGCCGCGTTACTCTGGGTCAGTGCTTTCGAGAAAGCCGAATACTCGTCCGTAGACAGGTTCGACTTAACCCATTGCGTTGCCGAAGAGATTCGGGCGTCTGCGTTCTCGCCGACCTGCTTCTTGATCTCGCCCATGTCCGGCGCCAGCGATGCTTCGTACTTCGCCAGCATTCCGATCACCTGGTCGTAACCCTTCTGGGACAGGTTGCTTTCTTTGGCCCACTTGTTGAGTCCTTGGAACAACTCGTGTTCCGTGTCGAACTCTACTTGGATGCCCTCAGGCGGGTTGATCTTGTACACGCCATCTTTCGGAGCGCCTTCGAACGCGCCGAACCTCTTCTCGAGTTCCGTGTACGCGCGAGCTTGTTCGTCTACCGTCTTGTACTTATCCGCCTTGAACCAGTCAGGCGCATCGCCCGAACCGCCAACGCCTTCAGACAAGAACCATTTCGGCGCTTCTGCCGGCTCGCCGGGTTTGACGCCATCCACCAACGAAGCCGGTGTTCCTTTGACGACCGGCGCTGCTGGCGCGGCTGCCGGTGTTTCCGTTACTGCTTCAGGGGCTGCGGGTACCGCTTCCGCGGCCGCAGGTGTCTCTGCTACTACTTCAGTCACTTTCTCTCTCCACTATGCGCTTGCGCGCGAAACTTTTATGCTTGTGTATTCTGTGCGCCAATCCGTGCCTGGTCGTAGGTATCGGACAACTTCGTTCGGTCCGTGCCGGTGAAGCCGCCACCGCCAGAAACCAGACCCGCGGAGTTCTGACCTATCACCGTAACCAGCGGAGTCGGTACAAGAACGCCGCTTTCCGCATCGAACAGGTTGTTGTTGCTGCCCGCCATGCGCACCGAATACTGACTGGCGGTGTCTTCGAACTGGATGCTGAACCCGTTGATAAACTCTACTTTGCGGGCGTAGGTAACCCCGAGTACCGTGTACTGGGTATTATGGTCGTAAGCGTCCTGCATCCATATGTAGTCTTCGCTGGCCAGCAAGTCCATAACGTCTTTACGGAATTGGTTTGTATCTAGTTCGTAAAGAGTCCCGCTGACAAAAGTTAAATCCGCCTGCGGTATCGTTATGACTTTAGTGGCGGGGTCTAATGCGAGGGCCATCGATATCTTCCGCCGTCGTTGATCCTGAGTTTACTCGAACATTCAATTCTTTAACGCGTTGTGCTTGAAACACGTTGAACTCGTCACGCATGGTGGAATACATACCGATCAAGCGACGCATCTGCTCGTGCGTCATCTCCATCTGCTGCTTCAATACCTGAATCTCAGTCAGCAAGCCTTGGACGGTGGCCTTCTCTCCCATCGTCAACCTTGCCGCGCTGATGGTTTTCATCTCGCCGCGAAGCTCGTCGAGTGTCTTTAGGTCTTCGTCGTCAACGTAGTCCAGCTCTTTCCCTGTGGTTGCGCCTATCATAAGTTATTCATCCGGTTGTAGTACGACATTTGTGGTGTTACCTGCCGTGATATTCACGGTATAAGCAATATCGGCGTCCTTGTAAAACGGGCTGGATGTGTTCTTCTTTCGCGCCCATCCTTTCAAATCCTGTGCTATCCCCCAGGTTTTCGACGACGATATATTGCCCGAAGCGTCCGTGAGCCCGTACAGCGGAACCAGAGATACCACCGGCGTTCCGGTTGCAGTTCCGGCTATCCCTGACGGCACTGTGTAAGTGAATACCGTTGTCGAGGATACCGTGACCTGTGCGACCTTGTTGTACCCATCCGGTTGCGCGCCGCGAATCACCACGTAATCGTTCGTCGCCAGCTTGTGCGGAGCCGTCATTGTACAAGTGGCGGTCCCTGCCGACTGGGTAAGAGACGTAACCGCCGCCTCGAACATTTCGCCGCCCGTTGCGGTAGCTGCCGTTTCGACAAACACCCTGGCGTTCTGGATGTTGTTCTTGTTTCGATCCTTGACGTTCACCGATGTCGTGACCGGATCGATAACGACCGTGACCGTACAGCCTGCCCTGTCATCAATCGTGAACCCTGAACCGTCGTGTGTGCAGCCAATCAGGTTCAGTGTTACGTTTCCGGACGTTCTTAGAAACTTGAACACCGAAGCGTCATTGTCATTGGACGAACTAAAGCCAGTGAAGTCCGCGCCACGCATCGTGATTGTGGTCGGTGAGCTTGTGCCAAAGGTTATCGCATGATGCGCGTTTGTACCCTTGGAAAACTCCATGTTGTCCAGCTTGCCATCTGCGTCTGTTGCAACGTCCCACACCAGAGCGGACAAGTTGGTCCCGGCCCTGTTGGTCAGAATCTTCGTGCCATTCAGCGTTGAGCCTGGGGCTGTTATCACGCCTGAGCTACGCATGATGCAGTTGGTCAACGAGCTGGTCGAAAGCAGTGACATCAGGCCAGTGTTAACAAACTGGCAGTTGGTCACGGTAAATGTTCCGGCCGTGTGGTAAAATCGGCCTCTTGCTCGCGTTCCCAGCGCCTGAAACAGAATGTTGTCCCAGATGCAGGTGGTCGATGCGTTGATTATTTCAAAGCGGTTAAACGCATTCGATACCGAGTCGTTACTGACGTTGTTCGCGCCTGACGGACGAATGAAAATAACCCTGTTCGCATCACTGAAATAACAGGCCGTGCCTGACGTACCGATAGAGTGAAAGCCCTGCGTCTGGTACGCGCCTTTAAGAAGTTCCAGCAAACCCCATCGGCGGCTTACATCATTACCATAAGCCTCTGCACCTGCAAACGTGGCTGGCGTTCCTGAATCCCCAACCGTGTAGTCAATCCGGCAACGCCCATATCGAATAGCGTCCATCGCGATCGGGTTGCCCTTGGTCGGTCCTGACGTAGTGGGCAGAGTAGCAAGCACTCCAACCCATCTTTCGTTCGTGCCCGGCGATCCGGTTGTGTTATCCGCCGTAGCCGTATTCGGGTCTACCGTGTACGGAATCCACGAATCGAACGCCAGTGTCGTTTTACCGCCGACATAGAAATGGTAGTACGCAGAACTAGTGCTGCCTATTATCATTTGCAGGCCGCCGTTCGCTTTCGTATCCAGCGAACCGGCGGCATCATACTTCATAAACGCTATAACCGCGCCGTCAGTCGGGACTGTGAAGTTCCCGGCCACGCCATCAATGATGAAGCCCTTGGTGGCGTTCGTCCACGCGGCCTTACTGACACAACTGGTGCTCTGGATGAAAAAGTCGGTTTCAGGGTTTCCGAGACCGGCACCGCCCGTACCGATGGCCGTTACTGTGGTGGTTCCCCCAGTAACCCAAAAATCAGTAAGGTCGGTTGCATATACGGGTGCCGCCATTTCTCTTAGGTGTCACTGATTCGGTTAACCGACGCGACGCCTCCGTTGGTACCCATTACGCCCGTAGCTTCCGCCGTCTTGATCGGGGTCGCGCCGCCATCCCTGACTCGCAGGAAGTGCGTTCGATCCGAACTGTAAACATACGAGAAGTTCTCGGATGTTCCGGAAGTCACGAGGTCGAGGTAGGTCACGAACACGTTGTTACCAGAGGTCGCGTTGTTGCTGCTGAAATCCGTTGACGGGATGGTGAAGTCATCGGTGCCTGTGTCGAAAGCAGAATACCTGTGCAGGCTGTACAGGCCGTTGTCGCGCTGTATGCGAATGCCGCCTTTCGTACCCGCCGACGATGGAGTGTCAGAGGGAATGGCGTTAACAGATATGGTCGTTACACCAGCACTGTTATAGGTTGCGTTCAGCGCCATCTGCGTGTAGTTGATGTCGCCACCGTTGTCCTCGGTACACAACACATAGTCACCGGATATAAACCCGGATGCCGTGAATGTGACGTTGTTCGGCGGTGTGATGGCGGTGTTCGACAGGTCGAAGTACGTGTCCGCAGCAGCCGTATCAGCAGCTTGCAGACCCAGACCGTACGCACCGATCAGCGCGGAACCCGTAGACGCACCCACGAACGGTGTGGAGATGGTGCGCTCCAATACCGCCTGCGAGGTCGTATCGACATCGTGGAACCTGGCAACGTCCGCAGTCGCATTCCCGAAGAAAATGCGAGTGTTGTTTACCGGCGCAACGCCAGCCAATACCTGCACGTACATATTGCCCGTAGTGCCATCATCATCGACCGCGTAGAATATCAGGCGCCCTGCCGCGTTCTGTGCGGTTGGCGTACCTGATACGGTGCCGGCGAAGCCATTGGTCGTTGAGAAGGTTTCTGCGGTCGTTACAGTGCCAGATTCGACATCGACAATGATCGAGCCGGTGCCGGTGTTGTCATCGATGCCAACAATCCTGCCCTTCCAAGTCGGGGTTGCCGAGTCCTCGAAGATTTCCTCACCCAGAACCGCCGTACCGGACCCGCCCGTAAACACAACATTCGTGCCGTAGCAACCCACATCGTTCGTGGTGAAGTTGGTGCCGGTTTCGTTGTCGTACTGGTAGTGATGGGTAATACCGCGGAAACTCTCGCCGTTGAGTGAGTTCAGCGTATAAACAGAGCCATCCGCTTGCAGCAGCTTACCATACTGGTAGAAGGTGTTGATGCTGTTCGCGCCACGGTCCCATTCGGAATAGTATTCCTCTGTGCTTCCGTCGCCTGAAATGTCGATCAGGCGCAAACCTTCCGTATTGGTGATGTCGGCAATCGCGTTAATGGTAGCCCACGGAGTCGTGTTGTTCAGGTCAGCGGAATCGTTCAGGGCGAATACGTTGTTACCTTGGCCGGTGCCATTGATCTTGAACTCGGAGTAGGTGTTGCCATAGCGACGGGTCGTACCGATCAATCGCCTGCGGTCAATGTCTACGCCATTATCGCGAGTCTTAATCATAAAGCGATGCGAGATACCCTGCGCACTGTCGCCGTTCAGCGGGACTGCGATGTGGTGAACGTCACCAGTATCCCAGTCGTTATCCGTGCCGCCGTAGAGCGTAGCAGTAACAGTTGTCGCAGTATTCGCCGTGATAATGCCCTGGCTGCCATCAGTGATGTTCTTGATGGTGTAGCCAACGAACTGATCCACTGTTGCGCCGAGGGTGGAATCCGTCAGAACAGATGCGTCATTAGCACCAGTGTGCGTGCCCGCTTCCCAGCCGTAATTCCAGAAGTCATCCGAAAGGATCGCGCCGTTCTGGATAACTTGGATGTGGTTGGTCGGGCTACCGAAGTTGACGATACCGTCCCAGCGTTCCTCGGTTAACCCGGAACCCTGAATGATCGTACCGTCGTACAGATGCTCGATCGCCGTTGCGTCAACATTGAAACCGTTGACCAGCGTAATAATGTTGTCCGTCGAGCGATTCGACGGGTTTTGGTCAATGATGTCCAGCTCGTCATCACCGGTAAATTCCGCGTCATCGGCAAAGGCTTGCAGCCATCTGTGGAACTGAATGACTGTTGCATACGATGGCGAACCACCGGACAGCGTGTGGTCATCTCCAATATATCGGATATTGCCGGTTGCCCGATCAATGCTCCAGTCACCATCTACCATTGCCATTTGTAAAATCCCCTATCAGGAATAAGTTAAAGTTAATCGATCAGTCCATGCCGCGGCAAGCGACATATAGGACGGGTTGCCTGATTCCCTGGCACTGGTTTTTACGAAAGTCGTCTTATCGTAACGATTTATCTGCCAACTCGATCCGCCGTCAAGCCCACCATAAAAGTAGTAGGATGCGTCGGTATCGTCGAACTCGGTTATATTCAAAAAAGATGCGCCGCTGCCTAACGCAACGATCGCTTGCGCAACGCGCTCCGGCGTCCACTCATAAATAACTTGCGAAGTGCCGGCTTCCGCATCCACTTGCGATACCAGCGTGCTAAAACCAACACCGATGCGACGAGCAAGACCGCCCTCTTCTTCCCGGCTGGCCCCGCCCAGATTTTTCTGAGACGATCTACCGTCTACAAATTCTCTGCGAGTTGCAGGAGAAGCCATTTATACATCCATCCGTCGTTGCGCTAATTCAATCTGAATTTTCAACCTGGCGATGAACGCACGAAGCGCCTCGTCCGCCGCATACTGCTGGATAGGCGCGTCAGGCGGCGTACGCAGGTTCCATAAATCACGGTCCCAACGCTGCATTAGCTGCCGACCACGTTCATCGTCAACGAACAGTAGGTAGGGTTGTGCATCTTCTATCGCCTGACGTTCTTGGTCCTTTCGAGCTTGCGTCGCGCTAACGTCATCCAGCCAATCTACCTCTTCATCCATTCGGCATTACTCCCGCTTCCTGCGCTTGCTGTGCTAACTGCGCCGCTGCCTCGGCAGCCTGCTTCTGAATCTGCTCACGCTCGGCCTTGTTGTTCACCAAAGCTTGATCCAAACCGGTCTTGCGCGATAACCACTCACCGAACATATCAGACTTCAGCTGAACCGGAATCGAACTTCCGTCCGGTGCTACCTGCATCATCATCCCGACTGTGCGCTCGAACGCCAGCAGGTCTTCTGCATCCTGCGATCGCGCAAACGGCGAAGTAAACTTCAAAGCAACCTCACGACCGTCCACCTTGAATTTCGGAATCAGCCCGCGGCGCTGGAGGATGTCCATGCCGCGCGCGACTACCTTGAACAGAAACTCGATCTGTATCCGTGAATACTCGCCGCCCATCGCCCACAAGCGGTTACGGTCCATGATAGACATCTCGGTCGCGCTCTTGACCGGACCCTCTGAAGGTTCCGGTCCAAGCATGGTGCGCCGAACGCGATCACGCAGATCGCGCATGATGGTATCCGTTATGCGGAAGTCACCACCGAACTCCATCACGCGAAGCGACGGATTCCGCTGATCGTTGCTGCCCACCGGCAAGATCGTGTTAGGCCGCAGCACCGCGGTATAGGGATTCAGCACGCCATCAGAAATCCCCGTCATCGGCGGAGCAACCTGCAACGCCGAATGCCGTAACACGAACTCCTGCATCCGATCCAGTGTACGTGCGTCGGACAATGCGAGCGTTACACGCCCGCGCCCGTAAATCTCCCCCGCCGCCTTGTTAGCCCTGGCCACGATATCGGGAGACGTTTTACCATAGTCGTAACGCCAGATTATTGTATTGGCCTCAGCCCATACAACCACCCCGTAGTAGTGCGCTGTCAATGGATCGTAAACAACACCCTGAATAATTTTTACCGGTTCATCCGGCTTGGCGTCGATCTTTTCCTGAAGCCCTTGTGGCAAATCAAACGTATCAAGACCAGAATACATCCGAACCAAGTTACGCCCCAGCGGCGCTCGCTCCATCCACGTCGTCTCAACCGTACCGTTCGGACCTTCCTCTAACTCGATTGCCGATAAAGGAATGGACGAAAACACAAAAGGGTTATCATCTGTCGGACCTTCGTCGAAACGCATGGCGCCAGTGCCGATCTGCAAGTCCAGCGCAACCTCGTTGGCCACTGTGCTGAAGTTGCTGTTATCCAAGAAATCGAAGAACGTCTCCGTGATTTCCTGCAAACCGGCGATCAGCTCCTTGGTGCGAAACTCTTTCGGAATGCTGCCGCCAGGCGCCGCTTTCATCCAGTATTGCCACGACGGAAACAACAAAGCCGCCATTGTGTTTGCTGCGGTGTAAGTCGCCTCCTGAAGCGTTGAATCGTACAGAATGTTATTCTTAAACGTGCCGGGCGTCTGCCAGTCGAAGGTCTCGCGCATCGGCAGTGCATACCGATAGCAGTCCTTGTACAGCCCGCGCCACATCTCTTTCCGTTGAGCGGCTTTCGCGCGGCGCTTGATCAGCGCCTCGCCATCCTCCAACGTCGGTGGAAGCTTAGTAATCAGCATTAGGGTATTCTAAAGCCTTCGCCGCGGCGCGAACCACGACCGGGACGACTTGCGGCACGCCCGCCGGATGGACCACCACTTCCACCAGACGTAGAACCGTTGCCGCCGGCAGCCGAAGGACGGAAAGCACGCACGCCGCGAGTCAAACGAAAAGCCATCTTCAGACGCCGGTTTTCCTCTTCGTCGATCTTCGCCAAATCTTCAATCTGACGCTCGCGAAACACCTTGACGGACGGGTCTTCCTGGGGAGCCGGTTGACTTCTTCGCACAATAGAATCCTCTTAAATCAGTCGCTGAAAAACGCGTTTCTTGACGGTTGTAGCGTCTTGCGTCAAACGCCCGGATTTCGGATCGGAACCGTACAGGCGCGCAGACTTATCAAGCGCAGCTTGCCGTTCCTGCCGTGCGCGAATCGAATTAAGCAGGTTTCTGAACCCGCCACCACCGCCACCACTATGCACGCTCGTTCCTCAAAAAATTATAAAGTTGAAAGGGTGTACGAACAAAAAAGCTGCACACCCCCAAAAACGCTTTCACCTGCTCAACACAAGTCAAAGGCCCGATGAAAAAAGGCTCGCGCCAAAATCCTTGCGGCACCATCCGCTGCACTTTCACCACAGTCGGATTCAAGTGCGCCATCAGCTCCCACGGCGGGCGTAAATAAACTTCCGGCGCAATAAGCTCCACGCCAGTATTAAACCGCAGCCAAGCGCCAGGCTGAATATACTTCCAGCACTCAACATGCCGAAAGCCGCTTTTCAGGAACCGCCAGAACGGCGAACGAGCTTCAACACGCGATTTCGGATCGAGTTCCATAAAGACGACCCATAGGTCAATACTGTGGTGATACGCGGTATCAACCAGCGACGGACCTTCTCGAATAATTCCTTTAGCCATCGAACGGCGACCATCCGAAACCTCCTACGGTTGCGTTAACCACTTGCGGTTGTATGGGCCCCTTGGGCATTCGCATCCCAACGGGAGAGTCAGCAACCGAATGCTCGCCGGCGTCCATCAGTGCGTACTCCAGTGCTTCGCAAACGTGAGACCATAAATTTTTATCAGGTACGTCCTTGAACTTCTCCGTACCGGATACCTTGATGCGCTTGTATTGAAATGCGCCGGCCAAGCCTTTGCGGATGTGCTTGCACTTAGGCGACACCAGTATGCCCGGTCCGCCGTTGACCATGCGAGTCAGCGGCCGATCCAGCGCGCCACGGCGCAAGCTGGGATCGTTACCGGATGCAGCAAGTGCCGGTATGCCGTTGTTCCGTAAAACCTGAAAGGCTGTACTGGAATCGGAGTCGGCACGACTGTCGCCTGAAGGGTCGCCGCGAAACACAAATTTAAGCGACTCGGTGTCGTTCTTGTTGACTCCGATCTCGCCGCGAATCTCGGCGCACTTCACTTTCAACTCGTTGGCCAGTTTAACTGCGTCGCCATCCTCGAACACGATCTCGTCGAGAACGTGCCAGCGGCCTTCCGGTATCCGTTGCGCGAACGCTGCGGCCGGCGTTAAACCAAAGTCCAGGCCAACGTAAATGGGAATGCCCAGCATCGGCTTCAAAATAGCCTTGGCGCGATGTACCGATTCCTGGTAGTCCGAATGTACCGGCTTGCCGTCTATCGACAGGCCGATCTCGTTGGCCAAGTTGACCTTGATCCAGTCGTCCTTGTGGCCGGCGATCTGTCGATGGTAGTAGTCCTTGCGCAGAACGATCAGATTCTCGGCTTCGGGGTTGACCCGCCAGTAAGTGCCGTTCTCCGAGCGCGCCGCCTCCGGGTGATCCGCCTCGCAAGGCATTACTGCACCGGGCTGGGTGAAGAACTCGTAGTCAGGCATCTTACCTTCGAGCCAGTCCTGCTCCCACTGAACCAGCCAGTGATCCTCGTCCCATGCGTTAGTATCGGCGATCCAGCCAACCCACGAAGAAAATCCGGGAGTCGGGTAACGATCGATACGACCCATTACCATGTCGGGAACCGCTTTAGGCAGCTCCTTGACCTCGTTCAGCCAGGCGAAGGTGTATTGGGTACCGCGAAGCTTACGCACATCGTCCGGACGGTCCAGTGCCAGGAAGTCGATCTCGGCCTCAACGCGGGTACCGTCGGGCAGATCGAAATCGAACTTGAACATGGGCGGGTGCCCGTTGATCAGTCGACCCATTACCGGCGATACACACTCCTTGAACTCGCGGATGGTGGTAGTCTGCAAATCAGGATAAGTGTTCCGAATAGCGGCTACACGAGACTGCCTGACGCCAGCGGCGTTGGGGCGCTGCTCGCACAGCAGCTTGATGATCTTGAATACAACCGCTTTGGTTTTACCCGAACCCAGCGGCCCGCGAATGATCTGTACGTCCTTGGTGCTCTGCCCTAGCGCTTGCAGGGTCGCACCCTGCGGGCGATACCGGACCGTGCTGCCGGATACTTTCGCCATCAGTGCAGAACCGCGGGCGTGTCGTCGGTGTAGTCCCCGGCCGGATCAGCTACATCAACCACTTCCCCCGTCTCCAAGTTCTTCACTTTCAACACCCGCAGCTCGACCAGCACTTCAGCAACCCCGCCAAGCCGCATCCGGATAAAAGACCCGTACCGGTCACCGTTGAGCAAATCCATTGTGATGACACAGATGTCCTTCTCTTCCGAGATATTATCCACCGTCGATCACATCGGCGGAGCCTTCCACACGGCCGGAGTAGTCAATGTCGATGTTAACCTGCACCTTCTGGCCCTCGTCCTGTCCAACCCCGATCGCCTTGCCTTGCAGCTCCAGCGCCCGGATATACGCCCCTACGTTCACTTCTTCGTGTCCGGTGGGCACGCCCTTGTACAAAATAGCCTTGGGGTTAAGCGCAATCTCTTTAGCCTTCTCGGCGTCGGACAATATCTTGTCCTTGTTGACCACCAGCGACTCCACTTTCTCGGCCTGCATCAGCTTGAAAGCTTTTACGAAGTCGGGGTGACAGCGCCAGCGATACAAGGTCGTACGCTCACAAGGATAGCCGGCCAGCTTCATCACGCGCTCGGCATGCGCGTAAGAATCGCACTCGAGTAATGCCCGTGCATAAAACCGTTGGGTAGGTTTTAACTTGCGTTCTGCAACGACTAAAGCAGGCTCCCGCTTGCTTTTCTTACTGGCAACAGGGGATTTCGCTTTTAACGGCAACCCCGGCGGTTCGGGTTTTACCCGTACCGCTTCAACCAAAGGCAGCACATCGTCCAGAAAGTCGCTCATCCCACCGATATCAGCATGGAGCCGGTCTTCTTGCCCTTAGAAGCCAGAGCCATCAGCTCTTGGTTAACCTCGTTGGCAGACGGCCCGTGGCGCATGTCGATGGCCGCCATCACGGCCTGATACAAGTCGGCGTACTCCATCTCAGCACCGGCCGCATTCGCGCCGTGCTTCGCCACCACCCGTTCCCGCAGAAACATCATGATGTCGCGGTAGGTCTTCCAGTCGCGCCGGCAGGCCGCTTTGACCGCTTGGCGCCGGACGTTGTACATGTCCATCTGGCCGATATCGAGAGTTTTCTTGACAGCGAAGGGCGATTGCGGCTGGAGCTGGTATATCTCCACACCGTCCTGCGTCTCGACGTGCCGGTAGTCACCGGACTTGCAGAAGTCGTTATGACGTTTTAAGGTCTCAGGATTGGACTGAGCACGACGGAACCATACGTACTCGCCGTCGGTCCACCAAATCCGATCGACGCCATTCTGCCCACCGGATTGCATCACGGGAGCCCGTTTGGACAAACCGGTGGTCGGCGCTTCTATCTCCAGCCACGAGTCGTCGTCGAGCGTTATCTCGTCGTTCGGCAGAACGTCGTCCAGAAAGTCCGCCGAGCTTATACCGTTAACCTGCGAGTACATCGCTAATGGTTAGAGCGAACGCAATGAGCCAGTTTGTAATCTGCATAGTCGTGTCTTCCTAACTTACCGTGACTTCTGATCTCCATGATCCCGCCGTTCTGCCGGCACGCCTGGCGTCGAAGTTCATACTGTTCTCGAGCTTGGATCAGCCGATCGTCACTATCATACCGCTGCTGTTCCGTTAACGGCGAACAGGCCATTATCAGCAACAGCGGCAGCAGTTTGTGCATGATCGGTAAGAAACCCTGTTTTGAGTGAACTCGCCCCCTCAAGACGCTTGGCGACTCGAAGGGGCGAGCGTTTTATCGAGCAGACCTCGTAACACGCCGGCCGCGGAGGGCTGAGCGTTTAACCGGGGGACGGTATTACGATTTGATGGTCCGCACGTTTGCAGGAGATATCCCCCACAACTTGTATGGTGAAAAGTGTCCCCTGAACGAAATCAAGGTGTTACGATGATACGCTGTCGCGTATACCGGCGGCTTATACGTTGTAGCGTATGACGATCGTCTGCTTTTAAGAGCAGGCTATCCCGGATAAGCTGCGCTTAAAAGCGTGTGCGCGTGTAACGTTTAGACGTTAAGTGTTTGATTGACATCGATTTAATTTCAAAATTCGAATTTTGCGCGGGCAGGGGTAACGATATTCGCGGCATCCGCATTCCGAAAGCCCTTTTTCTGAGGCGCGCCAGCGAGACCCCTACCCCCCGTCTCAACGTCATACGGCCAGCCAGGCTGGCCGTGTCAACGTAACCTGGTCGCAGCGCCATGCTGTAGGCCGCATAAATGCTAGGCCATGTTGAGCATATCAGCGTGTCAATCAGACACATGTTAGGTTGACACCTTATAAGCGTATGACGGTGACGTACTGGCCGGGCTTATGGTCACAGGGTAGGACAGCGCGCCGTGTGCTTGTGTTGACATCCTTTCAACTGATCCGCGTCGCTGGCTTTCAACAGTCCCCCCACACATAGTGTGTGGGGGGACACTGTTGAGAACGCCATTTTGCCCTATTGCAACACTTGCAACAGTTGCAGCCGTGTTGCAAGTGTTGCAACCGTCATAAGCTTATAAGTTTCAATGATTTACGTTGCAACATGGGGTGTTGCAAACCAACACCCGCAACAGTGTTTTAACTTGTATATACAACCCCCTTATATTAGATGTTGCACATATAAGCCCGACTTGCCGATTTACCCTGGCGAATCAATAACTTACGTTGCAACACCATTTGCAACACTTGCACGTGAAACCATGTTGCAAGTGTTGCAAGCTATGTTTCAAGCATAAGTTATTGATATTCCAGGATATTTATTTTCATGTAAACCTATCTATTCCGGCTCGTGTTTACACGATAAAACCGGCTCTGAAAATAAATGGGGTTACTTTGACATTATTTTGGCTTAGGTATGCCGTTTTTGAGACGTTTTGCGCAAATTACGAAAAGTATCCGCTATCGGGGCTACCTAAAATCAATAGCTTGCGAGCGATATCAGGTATTTAATTGCTTCCCCTGAGAATGAGCGTATAACGGTAACCGTTCACTGACTGGAGCTAATGACAATGAACAAGCGCTACACAATGAAAGTACATAAAGGCGGCCAAACGTTAGTCTTGACGCTTGCAAATCACGAAGTCGCATGGACAACATACGGCAGCATGCCGAAAGCAGTTAGCTGTGATTTACCGGAAGCTGAGCGGCACGCGGTATTTAGTCACGCTGAAACCGCTATCGAAGCGGTTGAGAATTTTTTCAGCCTTTAATCGTTCACTGACGGGAGAGAAGCGATGAGATATGACAAACAAGTAGAAAACGTTTCTGCGGCTCTACAAACTTTACATCGATTCGCAATCAATCACAGTAATGACAGTGCTCTTAGTGTTTCTGTAATGAGATTGGCTGTTCAGTTTTATGAGCTACTCGGCGACAACTTCAACACAAGCGAGCTTGGTGGTGACTTCTATTTCGAGTTGATAGAACAATCTAGGCTAGATAAGAAATGATAAAAACGCTTGCAGTTACCAAAAGATAGGAGCTAATACCATGAACAACATTATTGAAAACTACCGGTCCGTTTCTAAGGAAATAGGCTGTATATGGCGCAATGATAAGTATGACATGGACCGACCGGCGGATATTGCCCGCTACGTGGCACGTATCCGTTATTCGTTTCCCGGCGGCTATTCGTTATACGCTATTACCGACGACGGTGGCACGCTTTGCGCGGACTGCTGCCGGTCCGAGTATTGGCAGATCGCGCATTCTAATCCCGGCGACGGTTGGCACGTTATCGCTCTTGATATCGAGACGGAATATCAAGACTTAAACGAGCCGGACTGTGATCCGGATTACGAACCGAATTATTGTTCGCACTGTAGTGAGCAAATAGGCTAATAAGGGTATTTTCGAGGGAGCTAATGACATGAATATCAAAACTGCCGAAGATATAGCCGCGCTGGCCGATAGCGCGTCAAGCGACTTGGCAGCGCGTCGCATTATCAACAAAGCGTATCGCGCACAAGATGAATCGCACTTATGGCCTATTCGCGGTCGGTTCAATGTGACCAACCGGGCGATTCGCCGCGTCAATGCGATTGAACGGCACAATGGCGCGATGCGGACACTCGAATATTGCTATGCAATCGAATCCGTGATGTCTGAAATTGTGAACAGCGATATTTAGGCGCCCGAAACACTGGCTCTGGCCAGTGTCTACCAGCCGCCTTAAGAGCTGGTACTGATGAGGAGCTAATACCATGACCACAATAAGCATGAACAGACCGGACGCAGAAGCAATTGAGCGAGAAGCACAATTGCCATTAAGACAACGTGAATTCGAGGATTATATGCAGCCTCACTACAACGAAGTAGCAGCCATTGAGGCTGCCGGCTTTGAAGATGATAGCTGGCACAATGACGTATGCGTCTCGTTTGTACGGCCTATTCTTTTCCATGACCGACCGGACGGACGCTACATCAAGATATGGTCAGACGCCCGCGATCCCGGCGAGCGTGAAATGCAAGGCGCGCGGTTTCTGGTATGCGTCTACGACGAGTGCGACCAAGTCGCGGAACTGTACAACGGCGATTCGCTGGCCGATGCGCTCGGGGCTGCTGATTCATTCGACCCGACAGAATGAGCCTTCTAGTCGGCTGCGAATCATCCGGCACGGTGCGCGACGCTTTCCGGGCACGCGGCATTGACGCCTATTCGTGTGACTTGCTGCCGGATCAGTCCGGCAGCCCTTACCATATTGTCGGCGACGTATTAGACGTGATCGCCTCGCGGCATTGGGACGCGCTGATCGCGCACCCACCATGCACCTATCTATGCTGCTCTGCGGAATGGGCCTACAGAGACGTACAGACCAAAAATATCAAGCCGGGCACGTTAACAGGCGCTGCGCGCCGTGCTGCCCGTGAAAAGGCATTAACGTTTGTTTTCGATCTTTGGAACTGCGGCATCGACCGGTTGTGCATAGAAAACCCGGTCGGCGTCATTAACTCGCGGCTATCCGATATGCCGAAGCCGCAATATATACAGCCATACGATTTCGGCGAGGATGCCAGCAAAAGGACCGGTTTATGGATTCGCGGCTTTCCTTTGCTGAGGCGCACTAGACGGATTGCCGGCCGCCAGGTTGAGCACAACGGCAAGCTTGTTGAACGGTGGGCTAATCAGACTGACTCGGGACAGAACCGGCTTGGACCGTCCGAGGATCGCTGGCAAATTCGCAGTAACACATATCCCGGCATTGCGGACGCAATGGCCGACCAATGGAGCCGGATTCTTGAAAAGTGACCGCGTGAGATGCCCTGTAATCGATTTTCTCGGGGGTACCCTTGGGGTTACTATTGGCAAAAAGGAGCACTAGACAATGAACAATGTAGAGAACTTTTGTGAAGTATTGGAGCAAGGAATAGAGCAGTTCGGGCTACCCTATATCATAGAAGCTTTGGCCGAAATATGCCGTAACCGGGGTAATGTACTGCGAGAAAATGGTCCGCCGTATACGGCCGCCGCGCGGATTTGGACTTACCGCGGATCGATTCTGTTTGACGCGGCTAGTTCGATAAAGGAGCACTAGACATGATAGGACATCACATCACACTCGAAGGTAATACCGTAACAACGGATTACGCTATTATTGAACACGTCGAACTCGGCGAGTGCCAGGATATTGCATTCTGGCATTGGCTGGCGCATCATGATTTTGGACAGCCGCGCCTTGAATGCATTGCGCGGCTATTTTACAGGAGCTAAAAACGTGAAAACAACGCCAGCCCGTCAAAAGGTTATACCGTCATCCCGTAAGGGTACGGAAGCTTATTCACTAACAGACCAATTCTGGAATGAACGCAACAACGTCCCGTCGCCTGTCGTGGTTCGTCGCGACCTGGTGCGGGCTTACAATAGGAGCATAGGAAAATGAAAACGCAATTACATCATTACCAATTCAACATTAATGATTCGGACCAGCACGCGGCCTATAAGGCCGTGCGCGAACGGATCGACGCCGACGGTCCGCGCGTCTGGATGAATTCCTGGGGCGGCGAAGGCTCAAAACGAGTCGTAATACCGTACGGTGAGCGCGAATACGTCGAAACCGTCGAACTCGAAACGGAATTCCTTTTCTCGAATCAATGGAATACGACCGACGGGCGCCGCGTGTTCGATCACTATGAGGAATATCCGGCATTGATTGCTAAGTCTTGCAAGCGCGGGCATTGGCTTGAAATTACCGACGAAATGCGCGCCATTCGTGAGAATACTGCCGTTTGCGGCTATTGCGGACACCGCGAACCGGTCGGTAACGCATTTTGCGACAAGTGTTTGGACAGCGTATACTTAAAAGAGTTTGACCTGTTCTTACTGCGTATGCGGCCGTGCTCCGAGCACTTGCCAAAGCGTAAACCGCTCACGGATTCCGAAGCTGCCTGGCTGATACCGCGGTACATCGAACGGCAAACGGTCGGCAAGGATTCGCGGGCTGTCAAGAGGCGCGAACGCGAACGGCAGCGCGTGCTGGACAAGTATCAGGAAAAGCTTGACAGCGTGACCAAAGAAACCGGCGCGGCAGTCGTTGAGCGCGACGGCATGTTGTGGCTTATGGATCACAACGTGCCGACTGACAACGTGATTTACTACTCGCGCACCGGGCGCTTCGGTTTCGGCTGGCGGCAACCAATGAGCGCGGCAGTTAAAAGCGCGCTGCTCGATATCCTGGTTGAATTTCCGTTCGATTACGATATCAAAGCGGAAAGCGAAAAATCGGTCGCGTGAGTGATAGCCGCTAAACCCTGCCAAACGCGGGGTTTAGCTGCGAATCACTTGGATTCGACCGCGTGTAGTGCCCCAGGACACGCGATCTAGGGTATACCCTTGGGGTTAGTATTGGCAAAATAGGAGCACTAGACCATGAACGAATCAGACTTAAAACATTTTACAGACGCATTTATCGAAGCATTTTATATCGCCGATACTGGCGAAGACGGCCAGCCGGACAGGGATGCGGACCTAAGCGAAGAGTGCCGACTTGATATTGAGGCTGACTGTCGCTCATTCTGGCGCCGCTTTAGGTGCTATATTACGGGGGAAGTATGCCGGAATGCTTTCGATGATTCGATTGCGCAAGCCGGTCACGACTTTTATATGACACGGCAAGGGCATGGCGTTGGATTCCGGGATGATGAATGGCCGGCTTGCTATCGCGACTTATTGACCAAAAGCGCCGAAAAGTATGGGGAACTGTGCTTGTACCAAGGCGACGACGGTTTGATTTATTGCTAGACGGCATTGACTACCAGGCAAATCGAACCTAAACTAATTTTGCCGGTCCGCGTCCCTAGATGTTACCGGCGCACCCCCGAACGGCGCATAGCTCCCGCCGTTTGCTGCGAGGTAGGACGCGGGCCGGCATTGACCTTGGAGCTTAGGAGCACTAGACCGCGTGACAGAATCCGAACTGATTCAGGCCCGGCGTAACAACGTTAGAAGGCGCATCATTGCAATGCGCAACGATATGAAGTTGCCTGCCTGGGACCTGAAAGAAACGAACAGACTCACTAGACGGCTTATGAAAGCTACGTCACTCGGTG